CGGCGTCAAGAAGGGCGATGTCCTATGGATTTTCGACGAAATCATCATGACGGGTGGCGCCACCACCTGGGATCTCTGCGAAGAAGTCCAAACCCGCTACGGCGGGGAGCGCCGCATCATCGCCTGCCCCGACCCAACAGGCGGCGACCGCAAAACCAGCGGCGTTGGAGCAACCGACCACACAATCCTGCGAAAATCCGGCTTTACAGTCTCCAGCCCCCGCTCCCCCTGGAAAATCCGCGACAAGATCACCTGCGTCAACACCGCCCTGCTCGACGCCACTGGAACCCGCCGCCTCTTCATCCACCCGCGATGTAAAGAATTAATAAAATCCCTCCGCACCTTGACCTACGCCCCCAACACAGGCCTCCCCAACAAAAACCTGGGCGTGGATCACGCCTTCGACGCCTTGGGCTACCTCTGCCTACAAACTTTCAACCTAGCCAAGCCCGAAAACATGGGCAAAACCAACTATCGTGTGTGGTAACTACCCCGCTAATAGCCCCATGCCCGGACATTACGGCGACATGAAGATGCCCAAGGGCGCTAAGGCTAAGCCGATGACAGCTAAGAGCACCAAGAAAAAAGCACCCAAGAAAAAGTAATGGCTAAAAAACCCGGCCTCTACGCCAACATTGCGGCCAAGCGCAAACCTGGCACTAAGGGTGCCCCGACCGCTGCCGCCTTCAAGGCATCAGCTAAAACCGCCAAAAAGCCCGCCAAAAAAGGTAAATAAGCGTGGCCCGCATTGCTAATACGGCAAAAAAGAACTACTCCCACCTAATCGAGTACACAGGCGGTGCCCTCACCGCTGTAAACGATTGGATGGAAGCAGACGCCTACAGTGACAGCTACACATTCGCAGCAACCGTAACTGGCGGAGCCAACTTCACCCTCGCACTGGAGTGCAGCTTCAACGGCACCAGCTGGTTCACCATCGACAGCAGCAAAAACATCAACTCAAGCGGCGAATACGTCCATTTCTACGACGGCAAACCCGCCGCACAAGTGCGTATGCGAATAGCATCCATCAGCTCGGGCACACCCAACGTGTTGCCCCACATCGCCGTCGTCTACGAAGGCTAATGACTATCCACACCTACCAAGGCCGCCCAACGTACATCGAAGTTGACGCCGAAACAGGTCGCACGGAAGTCACTTTCGACTTCAAAACACCCAACGACGCCGCATTATTTGCCGGCTTCATGGGCAACGTCTTCACTGGCATCGAAGTCCTCGTTGACGTCGACGACGAAGTAGAGGAGGAAGAGGACGATGATTGAATACCGTGGCGAAAAATTTGCGGGCTACAACAAACCCAAGCGCACCCCAGGCCACCCCAAAAAATCCCACGTAGTCCTCGCCAAGGAAGGCGCCACCGTAAAACTCATCCGTTTCGGCCAACAGGGCGTATCTGGCTCACCAGCACGAACAGGAGAATCGACAGCAGACAAGGCCAGAAGGGCATCATTCAAAGCGCGGCACGCCAAAAATATCTCGAAAGGCAAGATGTCGGCTGCATTCTGGGCAAATCGTGAAAAGTGGTGACCCGAAGTGCCAAAATAGGTACAAAGTAGGAGTCAAACCGTGGTTTACAGCGCCAACATCCCTCCAACTGGCGCTGTAGTCAGCGAATCCCCCTTTGTCCGCAGCCTGGACGTAATCGCCATGATGCCCGACTGGGGCGTAATGGCCGCCGTCACCCGTGGCACCAACTACATCCGCGACCTTGCCGAGACCTACCTGCCGCAGGAACCGCGAGAAGACGACGACGCCTACCGCACCCGGGTTGACCGCAGCGTCCTCAGCCCCTATACCAGCCGCCTAATCGAAACCGCCGCTGGCGCCATCCTGCGCAAACCCATCCACATCGAGGGCGACCAATACTGGCTGGACCTGGCACAAAACATCGACGGCCTGGGCTCCAGCATCAACGAATACGCACGTCGGGCGTTGGTAAGCAGCTTGACCTACGGCCATAGCGCAATCCTGATTGACTACCCTGCCGCGATGGGTGCCCGCAACCTGGCGGAAGAACGCGCCATGGGCCGCCGCCCCTACTTCGTCCACGTCGATGCCCCTCAAATCTGGGGCTGGCGCAAAGAACCCGGCACCAACCGCCTGCTGCAAGTCCGCATCCACGACTACGACTACCGCCCCCTCAACGAGTTCGGCGAAGAGCAAGTCGAAGAAATGCGCGTCATCTACCCAGGCCGCTACGACCTCTACACCTTGGGCCAAGAAGTAGTCGAATTTACCGCCTCAGGCGGCTACAGCCTGGACGAAATCCCCCTCGTCCCGATCTACAGCAACCGCCGTGGCCTACTGGTATCCCAACCACCTCTCCTCGACATTGCCAACCTGAACATCACCCACTACCAACGCCAAGCGGACCTAATCCACGCCCTCCACATTGCCGCAATGCCCACCCTTGTCCTAGAGGGCTGGGACGACATAAGCGGCACCACCGCCATGGGCGTGAACTACGCCATCGCGATGCAGCCCGGCAACAAGGCGTACTACGTGCAAGCCGATGCCACCAGTTTCGACGCCCAAATGGCCGAACTGGAATCCCTAGCTTCCCAGATGTCCACATTAGGTGTCACCAAGCTCTTCGGCCAAAAATTCGTAGCCGAGTCTGCCGAGGCCAAGCGCATCGACCAGGCCCAATCCAACTCCGTCCTCTCCATCATCAGCCAAGAACTGGAGTCAGCCCTCAACCAAGCCTTCGCTTTTGCCGCCCAATATGTCGGCATGGAGCCGCCGGAAATCACCGTCGACCGCGACTTCGACTACTACCGCCTGATCGGCCAAGACGTATCAGTCCTAACGCAACTAAACCAGGCCGGCAAGATCAGCGATGCCCTGCTACTGGAGATCCTGCGTCGCGGCGAAGTTCTTCCTGACAGCATCAGTATCGAGGACGAACTAGCCGCCAGCAACACAAACGCACTGGCACTACCAGAACCCGTCGAAAACAGCGGCGACGAGGACATGACCACCCGCGTGGAGTCTCTCGATTCTTAAGTGCTAAAATAGAAGTGTTGATGTAACACACAACCGTGCCCGAAGACCTAAATGCACCAGCAACTCCTGTGGAGTCTGTTGCGCCTCAGCCTGTGGCTGACACACTGGACTTGGCCAGTCAACTCGAAGCCCTTCGTGCGAAAAACCAAGAACTGATTGCCGAACGCCGCAAAGACCGCGAAAACCGCGAAAACCTTCAAAAGCAACTCGACACTATCCAGCAAGCGCAGGAGCAAGCAAAAACCGCAAAGCTTGCCGAATCCGGCGAATACAAAACCCTCTGGGACGAGGCCCAGCAGACAGTTGCTGAGCTAAAACAACAGCTTTCCATCAAGGAAAGCGAAGTAGATCAAATCAAGCAAGGCTTCACGCAGGAGCAGTTGAAATCCTCCGCCATTGCCCAGCTTTCCCAGGCTGGTGCATTAGCCCCGGATCAGCTGTATCGTTTATTGCAAGAGCAACTTCGCGCTAAGGATGGTCAGCCTGTGGCTGTTGTCGGCGGCGTAGAGGTTCCGGTTGGCGAATACATCGCCAATCTGAAAAACCCTGGCAGCGGCTACGAACATCATTTCGCAGCTACTACCAGGGCCGGCATGGGTGTAACGGGCAGTGCCCGCGCCACCGCATTCCCCGGACAATCCAACCCTTGGGCGAAGGACGGCTGGAATATCACCCAGCAAATGATTCTTCTCACCCAAGACCCCGATAAGGCCCGCCTCCTCAAAGCAGAAGCCGGCGCCTAGCCCTTGTGGGGCAACCCTTCAACCTTGACTCCACTGGAGCTAACCCATGTCTTCCTTTGCAGGTAACTACGGGTCCGGTTCGACTTTCCTGTCGAACCTGGTCACCCGTCCCGAATTTCTTCAGTACACCGCCGAGGGCATCTTCGAGCAATCGAAGTGGATTCAAAGCGGCATTGTGCAGCGCAACGCTGCCCTAGACGCCCGCGCAGGCGGCACCAGGGTGCGTGTGCCCTTCTTCGACCCCATCGCCCCAACTGAGACCCAAATCCTCAGCACCAACACCTGGGGTGGCGGTGGCGGCTACTTGGTGCCGCAGAACGTGACTGCCGACGAGCAGATCATGACCCTGCTCCACCGTGGTTTCGCCTACGCCGCAGACGACCTCAGCAAGCTCGGCTCAGGCGCCGACCCCTTGGCTCACGTCCGCAACCAGCTGACTGCTGCCATCAACAAGCTGAAGACCGGCACCCTTGCCGCTCAACTGCTGGGTCTGTTTGGCCCCATCGCCGGCACCGGCGTCCTCGGCCCTAACCAAGTCAACAAAACGTTTGCTGGTGTCCCCGGTTCCATGACCGAGGCCAACTTCCTCAACGTTGGCAACGTTGTGGCCACCAAGGCAGTGTTGGGTGAGCGCGGCGACGAGCTGGATTCGATTGCTATGCACTCGAACGTGGCTTACTACCTGCAGCAAGTCGGAATGCTGGTTTTCAGCACCTCCGCTTTGTCTACAGGTGGCACAATCACCTGGGGCGGCGGCGGCGTGGGTATTTCAGCCCCTGAAGTCGCCACCTTCGCGGGTCTGCGCGTGGTGATCGACGACCAGCTGATCGCACTGACCGGCGGCACCGCCACCCACGCCAAGAAGTACCCCGTGTACCTCTTCAAGTCTGGTGTGGTTTCCGAGGGCATCCAACAGGACCTGCGCTTGGCTGCCGACCGCAACATCCTGTCCATGCAGGACGTTCTGGCTGTGGATTACCACTACGGTTACCACATCACCGGCACCAAGTGGAGCGATGCCGGCGACAACCCGACCAACGCCACCACCAGCGGAAACCTCGGCAACATCTCCTCCTGGAGCCTGGTGTTTGCCACCACCAAGATGGTCCCCGTGGCCCGCTTGTTGGTAAACACCCCGTTCGACACTTCTGCCTACGCCTGATAACAGCCGTAGATACAGCGAGGCCCCCCAATTACGGGGGCCTTTTTTATTGCCTGTCAGAGACCCAGTCGAATCTTCTCCTGCGCCTCAAACACACTCCCAGTATTCATTGTCATCTTGTACGACTGGAGGAACAACTGGTTGATGACATCAAAGCTGACCGCCAGCACCTCATGAATCTCTTGCGTGGAGAGCTTCTCCTCTTCCCGTAGCCGGCGGATCTCCGCTGCCACTTCTTCCAAGCCACGTACTTCTTTGCCAGGCAGCACGGAGGAGGGCTTGGTCTCTACGCTGGTATCAGCGTCAATTTGCTTGCGAGTAGGCATGAGCATGGTGCGTCTCTTCGTACTACAGGATAACCGGCGCACGTTCCTGGATGTCCCCTACGGCAAACATTGCGAGGCCCAAGCCGACCTCGAAATGTCTGGAGCACACGTTTACCACGCTGCGCTACTCAGTTCTCCGCCTAAATCGAGAAACTACCGAAGCCCGGCTAGACTGAATCAAAGACTGTATTAGCCGTGCCAGCAGCAATCGACGCGACTCTCGGAGGCACCTCTGCGAACTCGTACGTCACGCTGGCTGCTGCCAACACATATTTCGAGACTGTCCCCGACTCCAGCACCTGGGTAAGCAAAACCGACGACCAGAAAAACCGCGCTTTGATTTCAGCCACCCGCTGGATCGACGCTTTGGCGTTTTACGGTGACCGCTGCACCGAAACCCAAGCCCTGAAGTGGCCCCGCGACAACTACAAGGTGGACGGCATAGAGCTGGCCTGCACCTTGATTCCCGAAGGCATCAAGACCGCCGCCTACGAATTGGCGCGAGCCTTCGCCAACGACACCGGCGCAATCACAAGCACCACCGGCACCACCGGCATCCCGGATGAAGTGGAACTGGGCGACCTAAAGGTCAAGTACAGCAAAACGTCACAAACCAGCGGCGTCATTAACAACGTCTTCGACGTTTACCCGTGGCTGCAGACCTACCTAGGCGCTTACACCATCGGTGGCGCCGCCAACACGGCCGTCCGTCTGTACCGAGGCTGACATGGGTCTAATCGACACCACCTTTGCCGCCATCCCGACCTCAGTCCTACGGGACTGGGGTCAGGACATCACGTACATCAAAACCGCCACACCCCGCACCTACAACCCCACCACAGGCGTTGTAAATGGAGCAGACACCACCGTAAGCGTTCGAGCAGTAATCTCCCGCGTAAACCCCCGCGAATCCGAGGGCCTGTATCAAACCACCGACCTGAAGGTAATCATCGGCACCGCCGAGCTCGGAACGTACTACCCAACCGAGGCCGACCGCATCCGATACCTCCAAGCTGGCGTCACCCG